TATATAATAAAATAAATAATAAACAATCATTATTTTGATTATTATAAATGTATTTTTAAGTTTTAATAAAGTATCAATAGTTAACAAATTAGCTAACTGGAAAATTAATATCTTTTGTTAATTTATAATATATAAATGAATGATATTTATGAACAAAAAGCTAGAAAATACGAACATAAATGTTATAAATTAATAAAAGAATTAGAAGGTGGGGAAAGGTGAAAGATTTTTTTAATTCTTTGCACGATTTTTTTGATCTTAAAGGTGCAGATGCACGAGCACAAGCACGATCTATTAAACGCATGGAAAAACTAACACAAAAACAAATAAAAGCAGAAGCAGAAGCAAAAAAACAAGCAAAAGCAGATTATGACAGAGAATATAATAAACTTACTAACGAACAAAAGACTGTTTTAAAAATTTTAAATGGAAGAATAGACACACATAATTCTAGTAATTATCATTCAAGCACAGAAGAAAAACCTTACTACAAAATTGAAGAATTTCTAAAATTTGGTATATCAACAGTAGCCCAACTAAACAATTTAGATGAACAAGAAGCAAAAGCTAGCAACCAAAAAAGAAAAGCTGATCTACAAATATGGGACAAACTGGGAAAAGAATTAGATGATCAACGTGAAAAAGAACGAAGAGAAAAAGAACAAAGAGATCAAGAACTAAGTCAAGATCAAAAATATCTAGCTGAAATAGAACAAAATATGAAAAATAGATCGCTTATACTAAAAAAAAAATAAAACAACTAGAGTTACATATGTAAGAGTATTTTTAAGTTTTAATAAAGTATTGAGCTAGTAATAAATCATCTACAGTTAATGTTTTTTTATTTCGATATGTCTTGAAAAAATTAGCTAACTGGAAAATTCGACACAAGTAATCTTCTGAAATTTCTTTTAGCATTCGCAAAGATTTTACACTGTATTTAAATTTATTAGGTAATATATTACAACATAAAGATTTAAAATTATTTTTAGATTCATTGTTTAATTTTAATTTTTTAAACATTTTAATTAACAAGTCTATATCTTGCCAAATGAATATCTTTTTAATTCTTTGCTTTTTATTAGAAAAGTTGGAAATATTTAATTTTCTTTTCATCGTATTATTATAAATTAATAATTTCTATTTAAGTAAATCAATTAAAAAATTTATATATATTATGTTAGAACTTTAAAAAAAATGATTATAAAGAACATTTCTTAACAGAACTTGTACAAAATTAATACTAAAGTAATATAATCTAAAATTTTAAAAATTATTTTATTATGTATATAATATATAATAAAAATAATGTCAAATAAAAAAGAAGATGAAGATGATGACGAAGAAGAACATTTCCTAACAGGACCTGTACAAAATTGGACAATATCAGAAAAAGTTATGTTAGGTGTAATAATATTAGTAGGTATTTGTATAATAGTTGGATTACTTTTTTATTTTGATATCATTTCTTGGAATAATTTTAAAAAAAGAATAGGCTTAGTTGGTAGTAAAACACAAACAGATGATTCAAAAATAATTGTATCTGATAATGCAGTTAATCTTGAAACAAAAACAACAGCTCCAGTTGATCGTGGTCCTGGTGGTCCTGGTGGTCCTGGTGGTTATGATAGATGGGCACCACATACATCAGATATAGCAGAACATACACGTCTTAGAAAAGAAGAAGCTATGTATGCAGCACAACAAGAAGCTATGTTCGCAGCTAAAAGAGCAGAAAGAAATCAATTTGAAGCTAGAATAAGACCAGGAATTGAAGCTAAAAAAGCTGAAATATTAAGTAATCTGTCACCTTCAGAATTAGCAAAAAGAGAACTTGATGCAAGATATGCTTCTGCTTTAGGTAAATAATAGTAATCAAGTCGTTGAAACTACTATAAAAACAAAAAATTTTAAATATAAATTATTATAAAATTAATAATTTATATTTATATATTATTATAGTAATTATGAATAATTACGTTGATAATGTTTATATAATTAATATGGACAAAGATACTGATAGATTGGAAAAAGTAACAAAAGAATGTAATAAAGTAGGTATTAAATTTGAGAGATTCTCAGGAATAAAAGTTTCAGATTTATCTCAAAACATATTGGATGAATATGTTCCCGAAGAAACTCAAAAATATGGTACAAATAGTATGTTAGGATGTGCTTTAAGTCATTTATTTGTTTGGCAAGATGCAATTAAGAATAATTACAATAATATATTAGTTTTAGAAGATGATGTATATTTTACAGATGATTTCAATGAATATCTCAAAAATATAATGGAAGAACTACCAAATGATTATGATATATTATATTTAGGATATTCTGAATTATTTTGTCAAAAACCAAAAGACTGTAGTTTTAATTATATATCTAAACCTATTTCTCCATTAGCATTACATGCATATATTGTTAGCAATAAAGGATTAAAAAAATTAGTAAATTTAATTACAAAAATAGATGATCATATTGATCAAAAAGTTTTAAAAATAATAAAAAAACTAGATGCTTATCTATCACAAAAAAAGATTGTAAATCAAATATGGTTAGATTCTAATAATAGTAATTTAAAAACAAAAACATTACCCAAAATTATAAATTATTATTTAGATAAAGTTAATGATTGTAATGACACTCCTATATCTTATAGTTATAATTTACAATTATACAAATATAAAGAAAATATTATTACTACAATGACATATTCTATATTTTATTTAGGTATATTAGCTAATATTCATTATAGTATATTATTATTATGTTTATTATATTTTGCGTATGATTATGATAGATTTCATTTAATTGTATTTTTATTAGGGTATTTTATTGGTAATATATTTAAGTATATTATGAATTATTATAAAGTAAATCAATATGCAACTTTATTTTTATTTTTATTTTTAATTTTATTTTTAAATATTATAGATTTTCCTTTTACATTTATTAATATCGTATTTTAAAATAATCATATATAAAATATAATAAAATAAATAATATTATTAATAATATTATATAATAATACCAATTATAATTACAAGAATAATTGTGTTTATAATTATCTAATTGAATAAATTCGTGATTATTATTTAATATCATGTTTTTTAAATCATTGTCTTCACAATCATTATTTTGATTATATGCGTCAAAATAGTTCCAATCGCGAATTGTATTTTTATCAGGCCAATGAACATCACCACGTGTCATTTTTACTTTTTCAAAATATTCTTTACTTTGAATTGGATAATGATTTAATCTAAATATTTCTGATAAATCTATATCATTGGTATATCCATCATTTAAGTAATGAGTACTTAATGAACTTGAATATATGTTTTTTGTTTGAAATATATATTTAGTAAGACGATGTAATTCTTCTACTCTTTTTGTTAAACTAGTTCTTATATCTTCAGGATGTTCAATACAATTATTACTTCCAAACATTCTCCATTTTGATATTATCAAATCATAATTTTCATAATTTTTTAATTCATTACTAATTTTAGAATTATTACAATAAAAAAACTCATCTAAATCAGCTACTATTAACCATTTGGTTTTTTCTTGTAAATTTTCATTCTCATAAACATATTTATAATGTTGTACTTGTTTATGTTGTTCAAATAATTTATATAAAGTTATAGGATATCCATCCTTAATTAAATCTTCTATGATTTGAACAGAATTGTCATCACTTTTATTATCTATAATATAAAAGTGATCTACACCTTGCCATATATAATGATCTATCCATATTTTTAAATTCATTGCTTCATTCTTCATAATAGCCAAAATTGATAAATAATACATTATTATATTATATAATATAATATAATAATTATAAAAAAATAATAAATTTATTTTTCATCATTATTAAAAAATTTCATAATTTCTTGGTCAGATTCAATATCATCAATAATCTGTTTTGATTGTTGAGAATATAACTGTAAAAGATATGGTACATATTGATCTAATAATAGTTCAGGATCAGGAAAAAACCATATAAAAGGATCAGCTCCTGCTTTTGATCTATTATTAGGATATGTTACTTTGTTATTGTCATATGTTCCTGATTTATTATTAGGATATGTTACTTTGTTATTGTCATGTGTTCCTGATCTATTATTAGGATATGTTACTTTGTTATTGTCATATGTTTCTGTTCTTATAGGATATAACTGATGTAAAGGATATGTTACTTCATTATTGTCATATGTTCCTGTTCTTATAGGATATAACTGATGTAAAGGATATGTTACTTCATTATTGTCATATGTTCCTGTTCTTATAGGATATGTTACTTTGTTATTGTCATGTGTTCCTGTTCTTATAGGATATAACTGATGTAAAGGATATGATACTTTGTTATTGACATGTGTTCCTGTTCTTATAGGATATGTTACTTTGTTATTATCATGTGTACCTGTTAATGAACTATTATTAGGTGTAGATAATTTTGTTACTAGTTGAGGTTTTTGCTTTTTAATAGATGTAGATGATTTTGTTTCTAGTTGAAGTTTTTTCTTTTTAATAGGTGTAGATAATTTTATTGCTTGTGATATCATTGGTTTTTTAATAGGTGTAGATAATTTTGTTTGAGATATTTGTGACAAAGAATATGCTACTTGGTTATTTCTAAACGGATGTATAATCTCGTTATTTCCAAATATATATATTATCTGTTTATTGCTAGTTGTTGCCTGCATATGACTATATTTAGTTTAATTTACTATTTTATAACAATAATAATAACAATAATATTTTCAATTTTTTTATAGTAATAAAAATTGAAAAATTAAATATTATAAAAAACTTAAAATTAATACAAATAAAAATATGTTTGACTATACACTTCCAGATAAACCTATCAATATTTTTAAACGTTTAGTACCTGAACAAAATAACGAAGAATATAATAATATTATGGAAATATTGAATATATACACAAAGGATGACAATAAAACAAAACTATATGATTTTAATGCAATATACAAAAAAAATTTTTATAACATAACGGAATATATTCACATGCATAATATTTTGAATAGGCGCGATTTAACATTAGACGAGATTGCACGTTTTGCGACTCTCAAAGCTATATATGATAATACTTACCAAATTGAACATCACAATCCCAATACCTTATATCAAATTGGAAAGTACGATGAATTACTTACTAAATTAAAAATCCAATATTGTATTAATATTCCTGATGATGATTTCATACTCTCTTAATTTAAAAAAATTGAAAAAATTATATATAAACCTTATTATTTATTGTATGATTAAAAAAAATTTGATGACTAATTTACCTTTATTTTCATATTACATACTTGCCTTAATATTAATATTACTATTACTAGTATTACTTGGTAAGTATGCAAAACAGTATTTTTGGTCTAGAAAACAAATATTATCACCTCGAACAATATCAATTGTAGATGTACTTGATTCAATTTTGAGAGTGATTTCTAATGTTGACATCACTGAATACAAAATAAAAACCTTAATAACAAAAATAAGTAATATTATTGTCAGTGCTAAATTCGGATACTGCTCTAAAGTACCAAATATCAAGTATGATCATTATATAGAGAAAGAGAGAGCTGTATATGAGAACGAATGGCTCAAAGAATGGATATGTCATACATCTAACATTACCAAAACATATTCTGTATTTTTACAAGTTAGACATAAATTTAATTTACTGTTAAAAATCAAACAAAAAAATATAACAGAATCACTACTAATATATGATGCATTAATAAAAATAAATGAGTGGATAGTATCACAAAGTGATCATGATGTTTCAATAATAATAACTTAATATATAATTTATATTTTACGTAAATTTCAATAATTTATGACAAAAATTATAAATTTCAGGATTATTTTTGTCAATTAACAAGTTACTTAATTGTGCTTTTAATCCTTTTGAATTATTAACTGACGATACTAAATAATTACAAACATCATTAATAAATGTTTTATTTTCTTCATTATGTAGTACTTTTAATTCTTCTTTTAATGCTGCGTAAATACATGAACTTGTATTACTATCATTTTGTATTTTTTCTAATTTATTAATGACATTTAATAGTAAAAAACTTTTTTCTAAATCCATTTTATAAAAATTATAATAAGTATAACTTTATATTTATTATAAAAAATTTTTACTTGTTTACTAAGATTAAATAATTATAAAAATATGTTTTTTATTTTTAGTATTAAGATATAAATAAAAAAAATTAGTTTTTTTTATCTTCTGATGATGATAGAAGAAAATTTTTTTTGTATTTTGTATTTTTTTTGTAGAACTGGAAAAAGCTCATTTATCATAATATGATATATGTTACTTTCTCTGTCTCTATTTGATAGATTCTGTAAATCTATCAGAATTGACATCGATGGTGTCAAAAGATCCTGAAGTCTATCTATGTGTCTTGTCATATAAGATGTACCTATCGTACAGTGTGCGATAGGTCGAATTGCTACTCTTTAGAGTGTTAATACGACGAATTGTGCCTACATCGGTACTCAAAGAACCGAATTTCTTCATCAGATCCATGAATTCCTTGTGTTCAGTGTCAGTTGGTTTGAACGACTTGGTGTTAGTGAAGGAACTATATTCCTTCAACATGAAGTAGTCTATGAAGTCATCAAATTTGTTAGACATCTGCACGGAAGCACCAGCTGCTGAATTGCTGTCACTCAAGAGACCAATCACTGATCTTGTGATTTCTTCAAGACTGCTCTTAGCTCCAGCAGCCTGTTGCAGGTCAATACCCTGTTCGCCCTTAGTATTGGGACCAACTCTGGTAGTCTGAGTCTCAGGTTTCACCTGAGTATCACGAGCCATAGCACAATGATCTTGGTTAAGATCAAATTCTAGTATTTCAGCTATCTTTTCGTCATTCGCGGATTGGACAATCTTTTTCTGCTTGAGCTCGTCATGCTGCTGCTTGAGGTTGTCGCACTGCTGCTTGAGGTCGTCATGCTGCTTCTTGAACTCGTCGCGCTGCTGCATGATCTGGTTGCGCTGCTGCTTGATCATTTCATGCTGCTGCTTGAGCATTTCATGCTGCTGCTTGAGCTTGTCGCACTGCTGCTTGAGCTCGTCATATTGCATGCGAAACGCGGCAATCTCATTATCTTTCTCTTCCAAAGATGCCCCAAAAGCATCCATTGCATCACGGATTTTTTCTTTTAAGTCATCATTTTCCTTGCGGAGTTTATTGATCTCGTCAGTGTTATCTATGATATCTGACCAAAGATTGGGAACTGACCTCATCTGAGCTGTGGGCTCAGAGCCAGCTGCAGAATTGACAACTAACCTCGAACTAGAAAAGTCAGTTGCAGGATAGAGTGAGAACTCAGAACCAGCTGCAGAATTGCGAACGGACTCAGAGCCAGCTGCAAGATGGAAAGAGTCCGGTGCTGCTGCCATATGAGTATTCTCATTGTCACGATTATGGCTAGGGGGGCGACTACTGCTACGGTCACGATAATTGCCAAGGCTGCCACCACGGCTACCACCACGGTTACCACCACGACCACGGCCACGGCCACCGCCACCGCCATGGTAATTGCCACGACCACCGACATAGTAATTGTCACGGTCACCGTCACGACCACCGACATAGCCACCGTCATGGTAATTATCACGGCCACTGTCACGGCCACCGTCACGGTAATTGTCACGGCCACCGCCTTGGTAATAGCCAATGCTACTGCCACGGTCACCGTCACGACCACCGACATAGCCACCGTCATGGTAATTGTCACGGCTATCACCATGGCCACCGCCACGGTAATTGTCACGGCTACCGCCACCGCCTTGGTAATAGCCAATGCTACTGCCATTGCTACTGTCACGACTACCGTCACGGTTACTGTCATAGTAACCACCACGGCTATCGCCACGGTTGAAGTGTGTCACATCAGAAGTGTTGGTGTCCATTGTTTTTAAACGTTGAAGAACAGTTGATTACTGGAAAAGCTTAGGATTGTGTGTCAAAAAGCTTAGGAACGTGTGTCAAAAATATTAAATTAATGGATTGAGTAATGATTTTTTTTCTCAATTTTTTTATCTATAAAATAGGAACAATATTATATGTAGTTATAGAACCTAAGTTTTTCAAAAATACATTTTCTTTAGGTATAACTTCAATTTTTATATCAAATACTATATCTTCTAATTGTTCATATATATCTTTGCTTAATTGAATTGTATCTATTTCTGCAGTTGATTGTAATCTTGATGCTATATTTACAGTATTTCCAACAACACATAATCTTGGTATTTCATGTCCTAATATTCCAATACTAACACTTCCTATATTTATACCTATCCTAATACATAATGGAATATTATTAGGCGTTTTTATTGTTTTTATTTCTTTAACTATATCTAATGCGAACAATATAATCTCTTTTAACACAACTTTATGATTAGTAGAGTTTCTAAAAATATCACCAACAACCATATAAGCATCGCCTATCGTTTCTATTTTTTGTAAATGAATATATTTTTTGATAATTTTATCAAAAACAGTATAAATGGTATGGAGTAATTCAAAAATGATTTTATCATCATATTTTTTTGATAATTCAGTATAATTAACAATATCAGTAAAAAGAACACAAATCATATTAAACTGTTTTATATTTGCGTTTGCGTTTGCGTTTGTGTTTGTGTTTATGTCTGTGTTCTCAATATATTCTTTTTCAAAATCAAAAGGTAAAATTTTCTTTAATAATTCTTGCTCTAATATTATTTTATTTTCAGGTATTTTTACTAAAAAGTAATGCGTTGTAAAATCAATAAACTTATTACATTGATGAGTTATAATAGCGTTGTCATTTTTATATTTTTTTATATTTTTAATCATATATGATATAAATTGTACAGATTGTAAATCTATGTTTTTTAATTGTGTTAATTGTCTCTCATTATAATCATTTACTATTATACATGTAATCATTTTGCTTATCATATCAGCCAACGAATAATACAAATTTATATTATATACATTTGTTATTTGTAATAAATCAATAATATTTAAGAGCATAAATATACTCCATATAAATAAATAAACATTTGTAAATGTTTTATTTCTTTTTGCGTAAAGTGTTTTCATAAAAAATAATAACAATAACCATGAAAGAATTATAAAATAATAATATATTGTCGTATTCTTAAATGGATAAATAAATATATTTATTAATGTAGGAATAACGTGATATTGAATATTTATATCTTGTAATTTAATAATATTTACCTCACAATACATTTTAAGCATTAATGGAGTAGCAAATAACCACATAATATATCTATTAATCTCAAATTGACTTACAGTCATATTATCACACAAAATTAAGTTAATTATATATTTTATATAAATCAACGCCAAAGCATTTGAAATATTATTAATTGATTTGTAATCTATAATATTTTTAATAAAATAAATTGAATAAACAGAAAAAATGAATAAATTTAGATTTGTAATAGAATTATAAAAATTACTATTGGTTTGAATTAATTCGTTATTTAAAATTGTAGAATAATTAGATAAGTATACTTTATTTAATAGAATATCTGCATTACAATATAAAAAAAAATAAAAAAGTATATATATCATATAATAATTATTATTATTATAATATGATATAAAATATTGAGTCTTTTGCCAAAAAATAACTCCATATATGGATAGCTTAGTAAAAAATTTAATAGAACAGTATATGATTTAATTAAAAATAAAGAAAAAAATTAACATAAAAATATAATTATTGTCAAATAGTAAAAAATTATTATAACTCCGCTTAGAACTTAAGCTAGAGCTTGAGGTTGAATCGGAGCTTGAATCGGAGCTAGAGCCTGAACCGGAGCTAGAGCCTGAATCAAAGCTTGTGCCTGATCCTGAGCTTGAGTCTGAATCAAAGCTTGTGCCTGATCCTGAGCTTGAGTATGGATTTGAGCTAGATTTAGAGTTTGAGTTTGAGCTTTAGTCTGAGCTTGAGCCTGAGCTTTAGCCTGAACTTTAGCAGGAGTTAAAGCCAAAATCAAAGCAGAAGCTAAAGACATATTATAGTTCATATCCGGAGCCAAAACCCGAGCTAAAGTCAAAGCCTCAAGTGGAGTTGAAAGCAAAGAATCACGAGGCAACTCTGGATCCAAAGCCAAAACTAAAGCCAAAGTTAAAACTTGTGACTTAGTTAAAGCCGGATCAAAAACGTAAGCTAAAGACAAAGTATAAGCTAGTTCCGGGATTGAATCCATAATCTTTGTATGAGTTGAAGGCTCTAGCGGAGTTTCAATCAAAGACGAAGCCATACCAAAAACGTAAGCTAGATCAGGAATTGAAGTCTTTGCCCGAGTTTGAACCAAAGCAGAAGCTAAAGCTGAAGCCAATTTCTGAGGCGCTGTCTGAGTTGAAGCCTGGACTTGAGCCTGAGCCTGAACTAGATCCTGAGCTAGGTTAGGATCCAAAGATAAAGCCTGAGTTAAGGCCTGAGTCTGAACTAAAGCCGAAGATAAAGCTAAAGCCAATTTCTGAGGCGTTGTCTGAGTTGAAGCCTGAGTCTCAGTTTGAGTTGAAGTCTGAACCTGAGCCAAAACTTGTGTTAGATCCTGAACTACTACATGATTCAAAGACAATGCCTGAGTCAAGGCCCAAGTCTGTGCCTGAACCCTAACCTGAGCCTGAGCTTTAGCCTGCGTCTGAATTTCAGCTGGAGCAAAAGTCAAAGACAATGCAAAAGCCAATGTCTGAACTTGAGTTAATTTAGGATTTAAAATAGAAGCTAAAGTCAAAGCCTCAAATTGAGTTGAAAATAATATGGAAACCTTAACCAAGATCGGTTTGTAAGCCAAACCTAAAGCTGTTTTTAAAATTTGAGAAGGAGTTGAATAAGGACCTAAAGCCCAAGCCATAGCCAAAGCTTCTCCTGCTGTCGAAATAGAAACAGAAGACATAATTTTGAAAATTAAGATTATAAAATAGATAGATTTAGTAATATTTTTTTTTCTCAATTTTTTTCCATATCTTAATTTTTGTTTTTACAATATAAATTTTTTATTACAAAAACTATGTAAAATATTTAGTCTTAATTAGTTTAAAAATTTAAAATCTTATTAATTTAATATAATACTATGTTTTCTTATGATAAACTACGACAAAAGTATGAAAAATATAATTTGTTTGAACTAATGTACTTGCTCAATAAATCATGCTTAATATCTGATTTGAATAAAAAAGCTATAATTGATACATTTGTAGATAACAATTTGGATTTGGAGTTTGATGAAAATACCAATGATATTACCAATGATCATAATAAACACCTATCACATCATATGTTTCGAGTTCAAGGAAATAATATCAAATGGAAATTACAAAAAATTATACGGCAAACTTATAATATTGTCATTCTTACAGCGGGGCAGCAAGAGGATGCACATATATGCGCATATCCATCTTCTGCGCAGGTCATTGTAAATAATAATAATAATAATAAACATATAATGGAAATACACACAGGCGATATCATCAAAATTGGCAACAAAAAATATGGCATATTTATGAGATTATATCAGTTTTTGTCACAAAAGAATATATGTGAGGACGACGATAGATATGATACAATGTGTGTTATTATTGAAAATTTTGAAACAGACGAAAAAAAAGAATATTCAGCACAAGAATTGATAGATCTATTTGAAAATGAGGATGTAACTTATATTAAAAGTCTGCAATTTGATTTGTTAAACGCCAAAAAAACAAAAAAAGTTGAAATTATAAATATTAATTAATTATATTATTATACATATAATATAAATAAATCTGTTATTATGTCAGTTATTGCAGTATATATTGGTGCAGGGACAAATATGAAACCTATCAACGCCAAAATTGATGAAAAATATATTCAAATAATGTTATGCTTTGATTCTCTACCTAAGACACAGTTTCCATCGCTAGGTCATATTAATTCAAATAACATACAATTAGATTTTTTAGAAGAGTTACGTAATAATGCTAATGATTTGGGTTTTGTCGAGACAAAACCTCTTGTATTCACTAACTCAAATGGTCAGGAAATACGTTATTTTACAAACACTCCTTTCCCATCAGGAGTTACCGAAGATTTACGCCAAGAAATTGACAAAGCAAATACTCTTGTCATGGCGGGTTATCATCCCCATAAAGATATTCTCGATATGATGAAGAAACCTATAAATATAATATGCATGAAGAACACATACTATGGATTTAAAGAGTGCACAGAAAATTCAATCATAAGAAAGCTGTACAAAGATATGTCTGATATGTCTGATATGTCTTACATTTCTAAGATAGTATACTATTATACCGATACAGAGTTCAAGGAGTTCAAAAATATTGCTGAGGTGGAAGAGTTTAATAAACAGAGACATAGTTTAATAAAAATATTGCTATCATGGAAGAGTTTAATAATAAAATTAAAAAAATGAATTATATATAAATTATAAATTATAAATTATATATTATATATTTTATATATAATTTATAAATATGTTTAACATTAAGTACTTTACTTATATTTTTCAAGAAATACAAAATAAATGTAATATTACATTCAAAACAGAAATTATTGAATTAATTTTTTATTATTACAATTATGAAAATATGTTACGACAAAAATATGAAAAATATAATTTATTTGAGCTTATTATATTACTAGATAATTCAGATTTAAAATCTGAACTAAATAAAAAAGCAATAATTGACACTTTTGTAAATAACAAGTATGATATAGAGTATTATGATTATATATGCAAAGTACAAACTCCTTCAGAGACTGTACATAATAACAACATCAATTTTAAACCCGTAAAATATAATAAGCAATTATATAGTATAATCATTCAAGATAATAATGGAAAAGATATAATGCAGATATATAACGGTGACAATATTAAATTTGACAATAAAGAATATAAAATATATATGTCTTCGTATGGGTGTGTAAATGATATTAATAAACTATGCTCATTATCGTTAGTTAAACTTGAGGATTTAGAAACAAATATTGAAACAATTTATACCAAACAAGATTTCATAGATATCTTTAAAAATGTAAATGTAACTTACATAAATAGTCGCCTAATAAATTGGTTAAATAGTAATAAATTAAAAACAATATTCTAAAGCTTCTAAATCCTTTATTTTTTGTACTTGTTTACCAATTTTATCAAATTTGATTTTGGATATAACACCATATCCATAACCTCTTGTTTTTCTTCTTCTAAAATACTCATTTTAAAGGTCAGTATACAAAAACATTTTATATTGTTCTAAATTATTTATCATATTTTTTTACTTTAGATAAATATGATAAATAAATTTTTTTAAAAAATCAAAAAAATATTAATATTAAATGAATAAAGAAAAGGATAAAATAGATATAGAATTAAAAATATATTAGCTAATAATATAAAAGTGGTAATATCTTTGTTATACAAACTACAAAGCTGTTTGAAAGAGATATAAATATATGTTAGATTTAATTAAAATAATAGGAATTTATGATATAATATGTGGAATTTTTATTTTATATTCTCCACATTTTTGTATGATTAACAGAAAAGTAGATGAATTACATTTAAGATTATTTTCATATTGGATTATAACATATGGTTTAATAAGATTAATAGCATCAAAAAAAATAGCATATTTTACATTATTAATTGAAGCGTTATGTTTTTTTAATGAATTATTTTATAATGATTTTTATTTATATAAATTATTATTTTGTATTATTACTTGTATTTATATATATATATTATTTAATAAATGAAATATCTTTGTGTATGACTTACCAAGTTATATTTTTAAAACCATATCTGACAGATATTAAAGACTAGAGAACTCTGAATAAAATAATATCAGACTCTCTATTACGAGCGAGACATCAACGCATTTGTAGAGGGATACGACTGCAGTGAAACAAGATCGGTCTGCTGTGGATTGTATTGGTATTGCGGAATAAAGTCATCCTCTACTGTCAGGTAAAGTCTGATGGAACCAGTGTGTGTATCTTCTTCCGACATTATATCTTGGAATACGTGTTGTTGTGGTTGTTTAATCACTGTCATCATACCAGAATTGAGATCATTGTGAGACATTCTCTTCATATAAAAAATAATAGAAATAATAATATAAAAAAAATTCAATTTTTTTTATATTTTAAGGCTATTCTTAAAAACAGTCTAGTATTCTAGTCCTGACTCTACCAAATAAATTATTTTTCATTAATATTATTACATGTGATATAACATGTGATATTACATGTTATTGAGTGATGGATTCAACAAGTGCGGTTATTTTATCTATGTTTCCACCTACAACTTGTTCTACAGCGCTACCCGACTTGTAAAGTATGAACGTAGGGAGTGCTGTTACCGAAGCAATTTCTACAATTCCTGCATCACAATCTTCTATATCAACTTTATAAAATCCGAGTGTTGATAAAGGAGGTTGCGACAATGATAACTCCTCAAACAAGGGATAAACTTTTTTGCACGGAGCACACCATTTTGCACTGAACATAAACAGGTTGTATTTGTCACTACCTATAAGCTCTTTAAATGTATCAACGTTATGGATTAGCGCAATAGTCATTCTCGCAGCGGGCTGTGCGTATAACATTGCATCCTTTGCGCAGACTAGATTATGCGCATCTTCTGTAACAGTCATTTAATTATTTAATATAATAAATTAACTTTATACCTTTTTTTCTTTATTATAATTATAAAATATTTTTACTAAGCTATCTATATACAATTAAAAAAAATTGAAGTTGTAATATATTAATTTAAAGTGATAACATATAATATTACAAAAAGAATATTATATGTCTAATAATAAAGAAATTTGTAGTATATGTTGTGAAAAAATAAATATTTCAAATAGAAAAGATATAAAATGTTTATATTGTAATTATGTAGCATGTAGAGAATGTATTACACAATTCTTATTAGTTAATATTAATGAACCTAATTGTATGAATTGTAAAAAAGTATGGAATAGAGAATTTTTATGTAATAATTTTACTAAAACATTCATAAATAATGATTATAGAGATTATCGACAAAAATTATTATTAGATAAAGAAAAAGCATTATTACCAGCTACACAAACTATAGTCGAAGCAATGAATAATAAAGCAAAATTAGAAAAATCATTACGTGAATATTTATTAGAAGTTAATAAAAAAAAACAGGAGTTTTATGATGAAATACAAGTTAATGAAACTATTATTAACGGTGGTAATAATAATAAACAACAGAAAGTATTTATAAGAAAATGCGGTGTTGAAAATTGTAGAGGATTTTTATCTGAACAATGGAAATGCGGTATGTGTGATACAACAACATGTAATAAATGTCTTGAAATATTAAATCAAGAAAATAATAATGATCAAGAACATGTATGCAAAGAAGAAAATATAGAAAGTGCTAAATTAATTTCTAAAGATAGTAAACCATGCCCTAAATGTGCGGCTTTAATATTTAAAATAGACGGATGTAACCAAATGTGGTGTGTAATATGTCATACCGCATTTAGTTGGATAACTGGTGAAATAGAAACATCTCGTATTCATAATCCTCATTATTACGAAATGTTAAGGAAAATGAGTGCTAATGGAGAAATTCCAAGAGAACAAGAAAATATTTGTAATGATAATAATGTTGGAATGCCAAATAATTATCAAATAGAAATATTATTACGAACAAAAATAAATGAATCTGGATATAATATATTTACAGAAAAAATATTAAACATAACTCGTAAAATATTTCACATATTATATCATCATCCTAATACTTTTCAACAAAAATATGATAAAGAAAAACGTAATTTACGTATTCGATATCTTATGAATTATATAACTGAAGAATATTGGAAAAAAGAATTACAAAGAAAAGAAAAAAAATATGAAAAAGAATTAAATATGTATCAAGTTATTAGAACATTAGATATTATTGGAGGTGATATAATAAGAAGTATTGAAACTAAAAATAAAAATACAATTTATAATGACTTTGAAAATTTAAGAAATAATATTAATAATGGATTATATCAAATTGGAAAACAATATTCTGATAATTATAAAACTATAAATAAGGAATGGGATTATCTAACATTAAAACTTAATATTCCTATAGAATAACTTTTATTTTAGGTTAAAAATGAATTATTTTATTAATATATTATATTTTTACATACAGAATATATTTATTATTTTGTTATATTATGAAGTTATGTTTTTTATTAAGTGATAAAACTATTTAATAATAATAAATGAAATATAATAAATATTATTATTGTTAAAGCTTTATTTTTAAAGACAAGTTTAATAAAAAAATATTGAGTTTTTTTATATTACAACATAAATATAATTAATTTATTATAATATGTAACATGAATAACTCTATTTATAAACTACTTGACTGGATTGATATTAATAAATTATGCTGGGAAGGATTGTCTCGAAATCTTAATGCTATTGACTTATTAAAACAAAATTTAGATAAAATAGATATTATCGAGTTATTAGACAATCCTAATATACTTGATATTATTCATTTAATTGATACTACATTATTAGAAAAAGAATTAAATTGTTTTTCAAAATCATCATCGACTCGTACAATTTCTAACATAAATGCTATAGAGATATTGAAAAATCATCAAAATAAAATTAATTGGTATGATTTATCAATTAATCCATATGCTGTTAAAATATTAAAAAATAAATATCCAGATAAAATTGATTGGGATTTTTTATCGATGAATAAAAATCCAGAAGCAATTGAATTATTAAAACAAAATCCTAAAAAAATTAACTGGCTTTGGTTATCTTCAAATCCATGTAATGAAGCTATTGAATTATTAAAACAAAATCCTAATAAAATTAATTGGGGTATTCTATCGCGTAATACAAATCCAGAAGCAATTGAATTACTAAAACAAAATCCTAAGAGAATTAATTGGAATAATTTATCAAAAAATTCATCTGACGAAGCAATTAAAATACTAAAACAAAATCCTAAAAAACATTGTTGGACGGGATTATCTCAGAATGAAAATCCAGAAGCAATTCAATTATTGAAAAAAAATCCATATTGCATATCACGTGTTTCTTATAATTTAGCAATGAATCCTACAGATGAAGCTATTCAATTATTAATTGAAAATATTGATAAGATAACAGATATTTGTTGGAGTGGATTAGTTACAAATAGAAATTTGAAAGCAATTCAATTATTAAAAGATAATCTTGATAAATTAAAAAATAAGTATAAGATTTTATCTTATAGTAAAAACCGTTATATAATAGATATATTAAAAGAAAACCAACATCTTATTTTTTGGGATGTTTTATCAGATAATCCAAATATATTTAAATTAGATTACGAACAAATGAAAAAAAATTTTGAATCATTGGCTAAAGAAATTATAGAAGCAGCATGTAATCCAAATAGGATTGGACGACTTATGAAACAATATAACTTCGATTTTGAAGATTGGTTTTAGTAATTTATATATTGGCAAAGTACTATTTAAACTTCATACTTGCACTTGCGAGATTGGAGTACAGTTTCCTTTAGAGCAATATTTGTGCACATTGTTTATCATAATATAATACAAATATTATGATAAAATTGTTAATTCAAAAAACATTGACTATGTATATAGAATAAATTGTAATAAATATATAAATATAATTAATATTATAATATTAGTATTAGCACTAAAGTTTGCGAGATATGAAGCAATTAAACCAGTAGCAATAATCATTATACTATCTCCTATAATTGCGTAATATGATGTTTCATTAGCATAATTTTTAAACATATCTATCATTTGATTAGTACCTTGTGGAGTTATGCTAATGAATATATAGAACAATATGTAATAAATTATTTGTATTATTAACATGACTATTATAAAATAAATTATAGAAAATGTATCAAATATATAATAATATATTGCTCTTGTAATAATAATAAATATAAAAATTAGTGATATATCTGATAATATAGCAGACAAAAGAAACTTTTGAAACCATAACTTGAAAAATTTACTAGTAATAATATTAACATGCGATAAAATAATACTTATGATAAGAACAATTAGTATTGATGCTAATATTGGTAAATAATCTTCAATGTTATTAAAATGCGAAATATCTTTGAACATAATTACTTTATATTATTATGAAATATAAAAAATTGAGTATGAAATTATTTAATAACATTTTAATAATAAATATAAAGCAACAATGCATAGTCTTTGCTCTAATGCATTTGCTGTAGCTCTACAAACCATCCCTGCTGAAGACTGGTATAAGACTTGGCCAGCTGATAGGACCATCATGCTGAGTAAGACCTCTAAGGAAATCAAAAATATAATTGACAATATGTGTCTGCCCGTCGATGTTCGTATTAACTATAGGTTCTGGAATGACTCTCATAATTGCAATACTGAAAATAAGCTAGATCTTATGATGATGCGGCTCAAACCTATGGCTTCTTTGTACAATATTACAACACTTGTGCTAAAGTGTTGTAATATACAAATAATTTTACCCCAGTTTATAGAAGTACTAGTACAGTGTTCATCACTTAAAAAGCTTAATCTCAAACGTAACAATATCAATGCTGAAGGAGCAGTAATGATTGTAAAAGCACTCGAGCAATGTCGTAATATAGAACTGACTTATCTCGATCTTTCAATTAATAAGATAGGTGATACAGGAGCAGCAAGAGTTGCAAAATTGCTTAGACAGTGTCCAGAGCTGACACACCTCGATCTTTCTCTTAATAAGATTAGTGATAAAGGGATTAAGAGACTTACATCAGTGATTAGTAAGTGTCAAAATCTAAAATTGATTGACTTTTATCTCACTCACAATCTCATTGAAGCAGATGGAATAGAGAGCATTGTTAAAGTGCTTACGCAATGTCCAAATATAAAAAATCTCAATCTATGCTGGAATGTCATCGGAATTGTTGAAGCGGAGTGTATTGCAAGAAGCTATAATATAGATCTTAGTTCATTATATCAGATGAGAACAGTGAGCTATCCATAAACAAGCATTATTTTATATTAGTTATTTGTTATTCTCATTTTCTAGGTAGTTTGTTAGTGACTTATATAATTATGTTAATTTCTTTTTTTCTTTATTTTTATCAAAATCATATACTGTTCTATGAAATCGTTTCTTTATTTTAGTATTTTTTACTACTTCATCTTCATCTGTGCCTTTCTTTACCAAGCTATCCATATATGGAGATATTTTTATCTCTTCATTCTCCAATATATTATTTACGTCATCTAATCGTCGCAAAATAACAGTTTCAAATAAATCTTCTTTGTCTACAGTTCTCCAAGTTTTATCTTTATCGTATATTTTTGCATCGTTGCTTCTTAAATTAGTAAATGAAATATTATGATATTGTGGAAGTCTTGGATTGCAATTTATTTTTTTGGTGCATACAACTGAACAAAGAAAACCAGAATTCAATATATTAGTTTTTTCCTCTAAAGTTAAATCATCCAGATTCTCCATACCAAAAGGTACTAAATTTACATTTATATTATTAATTGTATTATTAGTTGTGTTATTATTATTATTTGTTGTGTTATTTGTTTTAATTGTTTTGTTATTTTCTAAACATTTACTAACTAAATTATTTAATGTTTTGTTTTCACTTTCTAAAATAATATTTTTTTCCTCTAATT